TTATAGCGCACGGGGAGATACATGGCGCACAAGAGTAGGTCAGTTTACCCAACGGGTATGAAAGAGTGTTTAGGAACGTGTCAATGCTTGTTATGCAAGCGGAAGAGAGAGGAACGACATGGGAGAGGCAAAGCAACGGTTAGATCAGAAAAAGGCTGAGTTTGCAGCACACCCGGAAGAGTTTGTCAAAATGAGTGATGTTGTTATTGGTATCGTACAAGCGCGTGATGATGATGGTAACGCGGGTATTATGCCGGTAGCAAGCTGTGATGCGCCAAGAGCAGCCCTGGTACAAGCGCTGTTTGATTTAGATAACTTTATTCGTGCGTATGTAAACAAAAAGGATTTGGATTCTTACAGGGCAAAGAAAGGCTCTGAGATAATTGTGCCTGGTAAAGATAACGGGAAGAACAGGCTTGGAGGATTATAATGGCAAGAGATAAGAAAAACCCAGTTGAAGTCAATATCGAGCGTACTGCGCCCGAACTGGAAACGGATAAATTCTCGGTTGAAGAGCAAGAGAAGATCGTACGCATGGTTGTTCAAGATATAGATGCTGACCTGATAACAATGAGCGGGTGGTTGCAGCAGCGGCAAAAAGATATCCAGATGTACGACGGCGAAAGACCATCTATTATTGAAGCGTTAGAGAAAGAAGAATGGATGTCTGACCGTAACTTAGGGTTATGTGCCGCAAACTGTGACGCATATCAAGCCACGCTACTAGCCACATGTTATAATCCCGATACAATACACTTTCAAGCGACTGAAAACAACGACGTTGACCATAGGGAACAGTTGGAGAAGTTCACAAAGTGGGGGCTTGGTGCTAAAGAAGCCAATTTCTTCCCGCAAGTAGACGATTTCATCAGCAATAAGATACAGCAGGGTATCTCGTATTTCCATATTTATTGGAAAGTATGGTACGAATGGGTTGATAAACGCATCCCGAAGTATAACATGTTAGGTAAGTTCAAGGGGTACGATATTAAGACCGAGCGTAAACGGTTTGAGAAAGGGATCATTGAAAACATCCCTGATGTAAGCGACCTGTTATTCCCTCAGCATGGCGGTACGTTACAAGAAAAGCAGCATTTGATACATAGAGTGCATAAGACAGCTAAAGATATCCTTGATGATGGCAAACGCGGTATATTCGTTGGTGTTACAGAAGAGTATGTGAACACATTACGCAAGTATTGTTACGATAACCAGCTTGACTTATTGAAAGACGAAAAGGCGAAGTCGTTAGGTATTACCAAAGAAAGCGAGTTGGTTGACCACGATCTACGGTTGTTTCCAATAGACTTGTTTGTATGGTACGGCAAGTATGAAAAGAGCGGTAGGGATGAAGAGTATCGGTTCACAGTTGAGCCGAAGACGCGCAAGTTTCTTGCTGGTAAGCCGTTGAGGAAGATAACTAGGAGCGGTAAGCGGCCGTATGTAGGCAGCCCGTTTATCAGGCGACCTGGGTTTGTCCGCGGCAAATCGTTACCGTACTTGATCGAAGACCCGGTAAATGCGTTTAACAATACATATAACCAGAAGAGCGATTTCCAATACGTTGAGAATTGTCCTTTCGGATATTATGCGCCAGACGAGGGATTTAAAGAGCAAGAGCGGCGTATCAAGCCTGGTACAATGATACCGACAAGCGACCCTAACTCTGTTAATATCCCCAATTTAACGCGTAGTTTAGCGTGGGCAACAACAGACTTTGAATTGTTCTTTGAGATAATTGAACGGTTGACAGGGGCAGCGTCATACTTCCAGTCACGCAACAACCAGAGCAAGACGTTAGGGCAAGACGAAATGATTGAGAGCAACTCTGATACGCGGTTTGGGTTGTGGGTCAACAGGATACTTGTCGATATCTGCGAGGCGGTTACTTTATGGATCGAGATGTATCAAGACTGGGCGCCGCCAGATTTAGGCGATAGGATATTAGGCGAAGATGGCAGGAAGATGTTTAAGAACCTTTCAATTGAAACCATCCGCGGTGGATACGACGCCAAGATGACACCTGACATTATTTCCGGGTCAAAGGCGTTGAAGAAACAAATAGCGTTATGGGCGCTTGAATCGTTGTCAATGACACCGTGGTTTGACCCAATGATGAACCCCAAAGGCAGCTGGAATATAACGGTCAATGCGGCAAAGGCAATGGGCTACGCTGACGTTGAGAAGTATATGCCGCCAGAGCCAAAGGCGCAGTTTGGCCAGTCAAAGTTAGTTAAAGATTTATGGACTCAGATCCGGCAAGGGGAAATACCTGAGTTAGAGCCGACGGATGACGTTCTTGAGATATATATGGGATTCATGGAACTCAACGAAGAGAAACGCGACGAGTTAGACCCTGAGTATATCCCGAACCTTGACGTGTTCTTGTTCAGGTTACAGATAATGATGATGAAGCAGATGCAGCAGCAGCAACAAGAGCAAGAGGCTAATAAGATGGCAATGGGAATGATCCAAGATGTAGAAGCTGGCCGGATGAAAAAGGAGGATGCTGTTAATGCCTGAGCAATTCACAGGAGCAGACGTTGAAGAACTTGAATCGCTGACCGAACTAACGAGATTAAGAGGGTGGCGAGTATTGAAAGCCCTTTTAAATAAACATAGGATATACTGCATTGAAAAATCGCACCAATGTTTAGAGAGCCACGAAGACCGTAAAGCCGGAGAATGGCTGGCTCGTAGTAAAGAGCCGAACAAGATACTGACATTGGTAAGCGGCAGGAAGAACGAATTAACCAAATTGAGGGAGGATCAGGCATAATGGTAATGACGCAAAAAACATTAAAAGAGCAGAAGAAAGCCACTATTTTCGTAAAGGAAGATAACCCGGCACGAAAGTTTATGACGCAAGCGCAGGCTATTGAAGACAGTGAACGGTTAAGATCCGAGTATGACAAGGTTGAACGGTATAAGCAGCAGCTTAAAGTTGAGCGGGAAGATGCTGTTAAGAAAGTTGACGAGAGCAAGGCTGAGGTAGCAGCACCGTTGCCGCCAGTGCAGGAGAGCGAAATTGACCCGAAGACAGCCAGTATAGCCAAGCTAGAGAATAAGATCGCAAAGCTGAAAGGCCCTGGTTCAAGGATGAAGAAAGAAAAACTCCGGGATGAAATAGAGCGAATTAAGCAAGGTTAAATTAACATACGGAGGTCTTACATCTCCGTTAAATAAACTGTATGGAGAACTTAAATGACGACAGAAGCAGTAGAGAAAGACAGGGTTTCTGAGATAGCAGAGCAGAAGATGGCACAACTCGAAGCTGATGAAAAGGTTCAAGCTGACCAGAAAACAGAGGATGAATCAAAGGGCGCATCCGCGGACAAATCGTCTACCGAAACCGAAAAGACCAAAGGCAGCGAAAATAACGAACAAGAGGAAACGAAGCAAGGGGATGAAGATAAAGTATCCAAGACAGACGTTGAAATTCTTGCAACAGAGGATGATGACCTGAACGAAGAGGAAACGACTCGTAAGCAGGAACTCATGCAGCAACAAGAAGACGCCAAGACACCTGAGCAGAAGTTGACCGAGTGGCAAGAGAAGACTAACAAGCGGTTTGATGAACTAAGCGGAGAGTTAAAGGCAGCGAAAGATGGCCGGACAACAGATGCAGAAACTATCAAGATGCTTGAAGACCGTATTGCCCAAATGAAAGTGGCGTTAGAAAACTCCGGGAGCATAAAGTCTGATGCAGTTGTTGATGCAGAAACAGCAAAGGAAAGTTATGTGCGCATGGTTGATGAAGATAAAGACCTTGACCGGGGCGAAAGAAGAGAGATGTCTAAGGAGGAACTTGAAGAGTATCTTCTTGAAGATTATACAGAGGCAAGCGAGTGGCTAGTGCAGCGCGGGTTTCGCAGGAAATCCGAACAAGACGCTCGTGTGATGGAAAAGAAGAGTGCAGTTGATCAGAGCGATTCAGTTAAAAGTTTTTTCACAGAGTTTCCTGAGTGTAACCAGGAAGTGCGACAAACAGAACTTATCGCTGAGGGGAAATCGGTAAAAGAGGCACTTGACGTTATTAGGGCTGAGAACAAAGACTTTGCTTTAATGATGGACTTGATGCACGAAGACCCGAAGTATAGGGATAAAGTTACAGGCCCTGGCTTATTAGCTGCTGAAATGAGAGAGCGCAAGTCTGTAAAGTCTACTGATAAAGAAACGTATACCAAAGAGGAAGTTGAACAGATGAAAAAAGACGCGATAGATGCAGAGCAAAAGCGAATCGCCAGCATAGATCAAGGTTTAACTGATTCTTCCGTAACTCCAACAGCAGGAGCGAACACACCTGAGTATAAAGAGGGGTTACGCGTTTTTCAAATGGCCGGTAAGCGTAAAGGCCAGACGTGGACTGAACAGGATTATAAAGAAATTTTGCTATATGGGAAGACAGCCCGAAAAGAGTAACGGTGGCAGAACGAACAACAGATACACAAGAGCATTGGTATGAATGCGGGTGGTGCGGCTTAGATCAATATTCAGAGATAAGCCAAGAGAACCCCGTACCATGTATTAATTGTGGCTGGGTACACCGAGAAATCAAAAGGCATGATATCCCTAGTGAAATAAAAACTGACTTAAACAGATACGGTTAAAGGGAGATCAACATGAATTATGATACCAGAGGGTTTCAACCAGCCTCGCCAATTTGTAACTTGGGATTAGTTTACATGGCTCAAGCAGCAGTTTCAGTTGAGGCCGGAGATGCTATTTTTTCTGATGGAACAGGTTACGCAACCAACGCAGGAACGGCAATGGCCGCTACGTTTTTAGGTGTTGCAGCTAAACCGTCAGATAACTCAGGTGGGAGTGATGGGGATTTAGATATTTGTTATATTCCCGCACAAGCGCGTCAAATGTATTGGGTAAAATGTTCTACCACTACGTTTGTAGCAGCAGACCACGTTGGGTTGACAATTGACCTTGACGCAAACGACGCTATTGATCCGGGCGATACAACTTGCCTGTATTATGGATTCGTTGTTGTTAAGGGAGATGTATCAGCGGCAGCAGTTGCAGCTAATACACAAGGGTTTGTTAAAGGATACTTTGTGAATACGGCTGACGAGAGTTAATAAAGTAGGCTAATGTTTTTACCAAAAGGATTCACTTATGAATATCAGAGATAATCATTTAGCGTTATATACTCCGATTTATGACAAGTTTTTACTTGGCACATTTGCGGAATATTCTCAGCAATGTAACGAGGCCTTTGTTCCGATTGAAGACTCTACGAAAGATTATATCGTAGACGATTTATCAGGGCTTGGCACTTGGGATGTAACAAACGAGGCCGAAGCAGGCGAAACCGAAGACCCGGTATTAGGGTATCCTAAAACGTACACACCTCTCAAGTATACGAAGACAATACAAGTATCTTATGAGGCCGTTGATGATGACGAGTACGCTTTATTAAAGAGAGATACACAAGCATCAGAGATGGGTACAGGTTCTCGTGACAGAGTTGAACGATTAACTTCCGGCGTTCTTAGCGGCGGGTTTGCAGCAACAACGAACTCTCCTGACGGTCAATACCTTTGGGATACAGACCATCCTAAGAACAGGAACGAAACGGGTACTACTTATAGCAACTTGTTAAGTGGTGCGTTTTCACATGACAACCTCGAACTTGCTGAAACACAGGTCACGAACAACATGTTCTCAATGAAAGGGATTCCAATACCTCCTACGTCAGAGATAGCGTTAATGCATCCTCCGGCGTTACGCGGGATTATTGCGCGTACTCTTTCTGAGAGGGCAATGGACAGACCTGGAATGGTTAACCGTGATATCAATAGGTTTGTTGGAAGAGGAACAACGTATAAATATAAACCAGTTGAATGGATGTATCTTTCTTCTGCGTTAGGTGGATCAGATACCGCTTGGTTTATGATTTTCAAGTCATTTGGTTACTTGAAGATTATCTGGCGACAAAGACCACATTTCGCATCTTGGCGAGATGACGCAACAGAAATCTACAACTTCAAGGGTCGCATGAGATTAGCGGCTGGTTGTGATAACTGGCGTGCAGGGTTTGCTTCAACTGGGTTGTAATTAGAGCCAACAAAGGGTGGGCAGAAATGCCTGCCCTCAAAATAGGAGAAAAAGATGCGAAGATTCCTAGTTATTATAACGGCTCTGTTACTGGTTGTTGGGTTACATAGCGGAGCATACGCAGACGACAACGATTACCTTTCCATTGACACCGACGCTGGAATAATGTTATTCAAGATCGACGAAAATGGCGAGATGTCGTATCAGGCTAACACCGAAGTTGTTGTTACGAATGATACGGTAACCGTTGGCGAGTCAGGTAAAATATTTCTTATGCGAGGTGTTGCATGTACGAGAATGACTTTACCAGCAGCAGACGAGGGGTTAGTTTATTCTTTCGTTAATGGAAGCACATATACATACGAATTGAAACCGAATGGTCAAGACCGCATTTATGCAGAGTCATTAAGCGCCGGGGATAGGTTACGTTCTCCTGCAACACAAAGCGCAAGTGTCACAATTTACGGTAGTGACGATTCTGTGTGGTACGCTGATACACACGGGTTTACATTCGTTGACGTTGGTTTTTCTGGAAACTAAACAAAAGGATCATACTTGATGACCCTGATTCTTTTGAAAACTGGTCTTGTGCTGACTGCATACTACGAACTGCTTTTAAAACTATTACCGTATTCGTTGCCTACTTCACCAGATACGAGAGTAGCTAAGTTGTTTGTTGGTATGTGGTTAGCATTAGCCTTATACTTATCTGCTTTATTTTCTAACGAGATTCGGAAAGTAAAGAACAGATGGCTGCTGCTATTTATCTTATACATCCCCCTCAGCATCCATTTATCCCCACAATACAATATTGAACTTAACGGCGTTTTATCAACCAATTTTTGGGTATGGAAACCGTTTGTGTTGATACTATGTTACTTCGGGATGTTCGTTAGTGTTCAGAGTTTGAACATTACCAAGCATACGTTACGGAGCGTGTTTAGTGTAATGGTATGGTGTGGCGCGATAATGGCCGGGTACATTATTTTACAACGGTTCGGGTGGGATCAGTTTTTCATTCAGAAGACTTCACAGCAGTTTACGGGTGTGACGCAGCAGGGATTAGTTGGTAGTTTAGGTCAGCCGACTATCGTATCGCCGTTTATTGCAATGATAGTGCCGTTTGCTATATATCTGCGGAGGTACGGTGTGGCTGTATTGCTCATAATCGCCGTAGTATTAACACAGAGCGCCGTAGCAATAGGGGCAATGATTATATCGTTGCTGGTGTACGCGTGTTTTAGGTGGCGGCTGAGGGCGGTTCTAGCGGTAGTTTTGGTTATAGTGGCAAGTAGCGTGTATTTATCGTTTAATAAAGGGGTTATATCTGAATTAGCGGATACAAACGGGCGTAGCCATGTATGGAGCGATTCGATCCGTGTTCTAAAAGAAGAGAGGTTTGGACAAAAAGAACGTAGG